AAGTTATCTTGAATCGGAGCAAGCCAAGGAGCCATCTTCTCTTGCATTGAGCCAGGAAGGTATCCAATGTCTTTACCCATTGGCATAACAGGTCGTGAAACAACCAGTTTCTTGTAGATAGCACCATCTTTTATGCTGCCTTTCTTAGAACTTGCCTTTGTCGATAACTTATCAACGGAATAGTTTGGCATAACCTGCTCTAAACCTGCTGCAATGGCAAGCAGAGTCTTACCAGAACCTGCCTTACCAATAAGACTGACAACTTGTACGTCAGGGTCCATTAGAAGGTCAAGGGCGAATGCTTGTTCTTTATTTCTTGCTCTAACACCCCAAAGACCTGTCTTGAACTCTGATACCTTTTCAAGTGCTAAGTTATAGTCAAAGAATCTACATAGAGCAGTCTTCTTATCGTTAGAACTTGATACAAGCATAATAAACTGGTTGGGTTGAAGACCAGGGTTGTCTTCTCTATCCATGTAGATAGGCTCTTCTTCGTAGAACTGGTCAATAGTCTGGTCATCTACAAGAATCTCGCAGAAACCAGTAAAGAGGTCTGAATCTCTTTCAATAATTTGATTTTCGCAGTAATCTTCGCTTGTAATGCCTATCGCATCACAAATAACACGCATATTGATGTCGCGAGATACTAAAATTGTCTTTCTCGGTCCATTTTGTGCGTCTTCATCTATTGCAGTAGCAATAATAACGTGGTCTGGAACGGAAGAAGATAAGTTTGGTTCAAACCTTTCAAGGGCCTCGGAAGTCTTTCTTACTTTAAGTATTCCCTTGCCTTTGCCTAAACGAACACCCTTTTCAAGACTTCCTTTCTCACGAAGTTCATCCAAAGTACGAATAATGCTTCTGGCGTGAATACCAACTCCGTCTTGACGCTTCTTGTGTTTGTCAATCTCTTCTAATACTTTTAGTGGTAAAACAATGTCGTTGTTAGCGTATTGGTAGATACTGTTAGAGTCTGATAGACAAACGCTGGTGTCTAAGACATAAGTTTTTTTGGCCATTTATTATTCCTTTAACCATTTATCCCCCAGCAATAAGTAGTTTAAAATAAAACAACCCACCAGTTGTTGGTGGGTGTTCTAGGGATTTATGACGATTGTTTCCCAATCGCCTTGCCAGTTTGTATAACGAACTTCTGATATTCCAGATTCTTTTAGATGCTTCATACAAAGAGAGCAGGGTTTTGCCATTGTTAGTTCATGAGAGCATTTTGAAAACCTCATAACCTCAACAACATCACCGGGCTTAGCAAATCTCAATACATTCATTTCTGCGTGCATATTGGCAGCCCATTCTCCATCTTCGTATTGTCTCTTGAATCTTGGATGTGTTTTATCAGTATTCTCTCCTATCTTGATAACTTTTCCGTTTCTTCTAAGAATCGCTGCTAAGTGAAAAGTTCTTCCATTACTCAAAGCCAACTTTTTGGCTTTATAGTACACCTTCCATCATTTCCTCCTATAAAAGTTGAGACACCTATCAGTTACTTTGGTTTTCACTACCCCGTGCCTCCCTGCGGGTGGGGGGATCAATATGCTACGGTCTTGTGAAACCTCTCAAGGTCTAACTTTCTTTTTTCTTGTGTGGCGTCATTTACAAGGTCAGAACTGCTCTGAACCTTGCCTCCTCCAACGCTATAAACCATTTCAATACCAAGTTCTTCACAAACTTTTGATTCTGGTGTGTTGGTTGCGCCACGGTCACCGCCATTAGCAAAAATGTCAGGTCGTAGTTCTCTTAGCGAGCCACATACGGTATTGTCTTCGTCTCTTGCTGCCACCACGTTATCAACGCAAGAAAAAGCAGAAATAATCTCTGCTCGCTCTTCCCAAGGCATAAAGACGTAATTCTTCTTACGAATAAGCCAGTCGTCAGTATTAATAACGACTGTTAGGCTGCCTAACTTGGCAGCCTCTTGGAACATTCTTAGGTGTCCGACGTGAATAGGGTCAAAACCACCGGAAACCACTACTGTTTTACTCATCAACAACCTCAATCTTTTCTATCAAGCATTCTTCTATTTGTAACAATCTTAGTGCGTCTATGTCTCCACTAAGAATGGAGAATACATAATAACTAGTAACCGAGGCTACAACCGCACCAAAAACAGTACCAAGACTAAATGCTATATAATTTTTTGTGAACTTTATTATTTTTTCCATTGGATAACTCCTCTGGACTAAATAGTTTTTACTTTGCCTTTCTTTTCTCTATTATTCCAACTGTTTGATCGCCGTCTTCAATATAATATGTGTCCTTTTCTGGACCGGGAACGATTTCTTTGTGTTCTATATTGTCTGAAACATACTTGAAAGCAGAGTTCTTTGCCTTGTATTCTTTAACAAGTTTTCCTTTCACGTATTTTCCATTCCAGCACCATACTTGCCACATTTTCTTCTCTCTGTATAATAATAACTTACTGGTTACACTATGTCAAGTTCTTTTGTATCTTCTAAACAAACAAACTCTTTTCCATTTATAATCCAGCGGACATAAATGAAACCTTTTAATTTTATTGGGCCTCCGGGGAGTCTAGTTGTTTCTTTGTCACCAATAGTGGCTGGGTCTTCTGAAATGACTATACCGTAGTCCTTTCTCGACTCGCCTTTTAGAAAAACTTTTTGTCCTCTTCTAAACCCAGTCTTTCTTTTTCTAGTTTCCAATTTTTTAGTCTTACAACATCGTTTTCAACCACAACATAAGTTTGATGCTCAACCCAATCACCTGTATTTACATATGTTTTTATTTTTTCGTTGTGGTTTACCCAGATAAGAACTTCTGGTGTGTGAGTATGACCCATAATAAATACGTCTGCGTCATCATTCCACTCGATGATGTCCCAAATCCTTCTTAACTTTCTTTTATTTTCAACAAGTTTATGCCACCATTCACCAAGATTAAAGTTTGTTATTCTTTCAATAGCATCTTGGAATACAGATATGACATTCATTAGAAACCTTTTTGTTACAATACCTTTATCGTATTTATGGCCATGCTCCACTCGGTATTTTCTTTTTCCGTCAACAAATTCATATTTATTGAGAAACTGAATACCAAACGCCTCTTTGTTAGCCAAAATTTGAAAAGAGATATCATGGTTTCCTATTATATAGATTACTTTCGCTTCAAAGTTGTCTATTATTTTAAAAAGAGCATGACTTTGCTCTGTAAAGGTGGGAATCTTAATGAAGTCAATAATATCACCAGCAAGTATGAGTTCATCACAGTCAATATTACTTAAAAACTGGATTAAACTTTCTTCATCAGCATACTTGCTACCTAAATGAAGGTCTGATATAATGACTCTTTTCACAAGACCCCCCACCTTTACATATAAGTAGTGGAGGCGGCGAGAATCTATTTATTTGACACAACTGCCTTGCAAAATAACATTAGTTCATCATCGCTAAATTCATTTTTACAGTAATTTGCTATTACTGCTATAAATCTTACGTTTCCTTTTAAATACCCAATACGGTTATCTATTCTATCTAAAGAAGCGCGGAACATCTTGTTCTGTTTCGATCCCCAGTCAGAAGAATGATTTGGTAATTCTAATTTCCAACCAGTAATCGGACAAATGCCTTTTTGCTCTAACCAAAGTTGCTTTAAGAATTCCAGATCAACATTGTACTGTTTTTTTCTTCGACGTATACACCTCATGAACCATTTAAATTCAGAGTATTCGTCTCGCCTATTGTCGCTTACGAGATTTTCTGTTACTCCAACTCCTCGAAACTCTTTCAAATTAGAGGCGTTTATTTTCCCAGCACAACTTCTAGAACAAAATGATTTTCTTCCAAGTTTTAAACTTCGATTATGTTCTGCTTTTCTTTTTTTAAATTTTGTATTACAGTAAAAACATTCAACTTCAATTTTGGACATTTCCACCCTCCTATGAATAAATAGTCATAAAAAGGTGGAAATGCCCTGTTTTTTAGGTGGAACTGGAGGCGGCGAGAATCGAACTCGCGTCCAAAATAACTTCTAATTCAAGTCATCCACAGGCTTGGCTAGTTTATACCGTCCAAACTAACAAAGGTAGGTGGTTATAATCTAATGCTTACCACCCTGTTGCATTAGATTTTTTGATTTTTACAACTTATCTGTTGTTTTTGACCAGATTGGATAGAAGGCTCTGGTCAGCCTCCCGATCAAGCCGCTAGTGCTAGTTCGTAGTTGTTGTTGTTATTGGCAACTAATGTTTTTTAGATCTTTAAAGTCATCCACGACTGCCTGCACTATCCTTTTCCATTACCCTGTCGAAACCAGTGCGCCCCCTTAAAAAGAACTAATAATTACATTAAAAGTATTATCAATACCTACTCTAACTTCATTTGTAAAAACAGTTAGAAGAGCAAAGAAACAAACGCTGGAAATTAATCCATACTCAATAGCAGTTACTCCATTATCGTTATTTATAAATTTATTCATTTTCTTCTTCTTCAAAATAAGATACTGGATTGTACTTTTTCTTTAAGTTAGCGAATGTTTGTTCGGTTAGTCCTAAAAACCGCATTGCTTCCCACTGTGTTCTTGTAGCAGAGTAGGTATATTTCAATATAGCATCCTTTACTATCTCTGTCAAGTTATTCCATAAAGGAAGTCCATAAAGTCTGTTATTTACGATTCTACCTGACTCTTCCATCTTTAAAGCAATGACTTCTTCCAGAGATAAATTATTTAACATTACTAAAAATGGTTCATTTATCTTTTTTTCTTGACGAAGTTTCTTAGACAGACTATAGTAGGTATTACGTCCTTTTGATTTTCTTCTTCTCTTCCAAGACATAATTTATTATATTATATATTATATTAATTATAAATCAATAATTTCTAATAAGTCTTCTTCTCCACCTTCATCTGATGGACCTATACCTTTAGCATCTTTTTCTTTTTCATACTGAGGTGTAGTAGGAGTTTCAAGACCCTTACCTAAGAAGTCTTCAAACTCATCTCTCCAAAGAAGCATATTAGTAATAAGATAATCGTAATAAAGTTCTCTGTCTTCATCATTAGCCAGTTCACTAAAGTCAGAAACAACTGTACCACGGATTTGTTTTAAGACGGAAAGAGCAGCATTGCGTCCAGTTTGAACGTCTTCGCTTTGCTGCTGATCTTCCATACCAATTCCAAGTAGTTGTTCATCATCATCTATTTCTTCTGGTTCTGGCTCAGGATCCATAACGCCCATATCTCCGATATCAATGAACTTATCTTCTTCTTCATCGTCTCCAATTTGAACATCTACGACCTCATCCATATTTCCAGAAGGCTCGGGAGCATCAATATTGGTTTCAATAGCAGATAGAAGATTTTTCAATCCATTGACAAGGAAAGAAACGTAAGCCTCTCTTTGTTCTTTATTTGTGGTAAGAGATAGGTATTCATCACGATAAGTAGGAATAATTTTCTTTAAAGTTTTACGAAGTTTATTGATACCAGTTTTCTGATGGGGAGTATCATCAGCAACAGCAACTTTTTCAGAAATTAACTTTCTTACAACTTGACGCAAGATGTTTTCATCTTGCTTTTGTTCGTTTAACTTCTGTTTCTTGGCAAGGCGGATAGCCTTTCTTACAACTTCACGTAATAGTTGCTCTTCGATTAAATCATTTCTGTCTTTCATAATAGGACTCCCTTACCTAATAAATAGTTCAGAACCTCCTCAATAACCTCGTCTTCTTCTTCCAATACCTCTTCCTCTTCAACCTTTCCAGAGTAGCCAGCAACAGCCCCACCAGCCATAGAGGACATTTCGTCAAGAGACTCACGGACAAGTTGCATAATAACTTCGTTTATTCCTGCTGGCTCAACATTTAGAATAGATAGAATGTCTTTGGGGTCTGTCTTTGGAGGTACGAAGGCTTCAAGACCCATACCAGTGTCAAGGGCTGCTCTAAAATCTCTTGCGCTAAGAGCCTCACCAGTAGCGATAAAAGCGCACATTATTGGGTCAGCAATACCGACACCTTCTCTTGCGTATTTTTCAAAGTTTGCTTTGAAGCGAGATTCGTCACCACCCTTTGTACTACAACCGGGAATAATAAGGTCTCCGGGTTGAGCCATGTCTGGGTCATCATTTTCATTAGCAACAAACTGATATGTTGCGGAAACTGGCGAGTTGACAGGAGATTTTATAACTTTTACTCTATCGGATAAACCAGCGTCTCGCAAATAAATATCCCAGATGGCTTTGGAAACTTCAAACCCTATACCGATACCAGATGGTGTTTTTCTTGGAAGAGGAGACACCATAATAACAACTTCATCAGCAAGGTCGGCGTAATGTTCGACCATTTCCAAATGACCTCTGTGTGGCGGTTTGAAAGCGCCGGGAACAATAGCAACTTTTCTTTTTAGAGCGAAACCATCTTCTGTCTCGCCAATATCATCACCATGTTCTTCAACTTCGTCCATAACTTCTTTAATTATCTGTCCTTTTAGGGACGCTAAACTTGATACTTCTTTGATTAGGGTTGGGTCAGTATTAGATACTTCGTTTAGAAGATCCATTTTATCACCAACATCAAAGAAATACTTCATAACTGACTTCACAATGTTATTAGGCAGGTTAGTTCTTTCACTTAGAATCTCACGAACTCTTCTAACGATTGTCTCTCTCACAACTGCTCTATTGGCTCTTGTAAATGCTGATCTATCTACTAACTTGACACTGCCACCGGGACTTGCTGTAACATAGCCTTCACCACCTTCGATGTCGCCAATAAATGCTTGAACAGGCGCTTCTTGTGCTTCAAGTTGTCTAATAATGTCATCTTTGACCTTCATAGTTAGATCTACTACTTGCCATAGTGCTTCAAATGCTGCCTTATTTTCTTCTACATAATCTCTAAGGTTCTTCTTTCTTGCCTCACTAAAGTTTTTGCTGTCTGCCCAGTCAAGAAAGTCGTTACCGAGACTGGTTAGTCCGGTGTCAACCTTCGAATTCAAATAAGAATAAAGTAAATTAGCAAAATTAGAAATCTTTCTCGAACGTAATGTATCACTGTCTAAAAGTTTATCTATCGCTTGACTATTCTTCTTTACAATGCTCTCGACTTTATCTAGCGCGCTTGTATCAACTTCAACTTCAAGTTCCTGTGTAGAAACAGGAGGAAGAACATAGAGGTCTTCGCCTTGGAAGACATCTGCGTTTTGAAGGGGAACTTTGTTTCCTTCAAGGTCTACTTCAAGGTGTACTACAACACCAGAGGTACTTTTTGCGATTCTTTGACCAAACTCACTGTCAACGTCAATTAAATAAGTAACAATGTTTGGTTTGAATTTAAATCTACCATCCACAACAGGAGGTGTGGTATAATAGAGCAGGTCACCAAAGAAGAAACCTCTGTGGTCTTCTGGCACTGCTTTTTCATAAATAGGAAAGATAGAGGCCATATTGTTGGCAAACTCTTGATACCCAGCACTTGGTTCC